CATTTGTACTCGTTTCTTTTCTCCTTTGCTCTTTCTCCCACTTCCGGGCCTTGCCCCTCCGTGTTTCGGTTTCGTGTTGTCCATAAGCGAAAATGTTAGTTTTCACAAATATAAACACTTTATCTTGAAAAAGCAAAATATTTTTTCAAGTCAGTCAATTAGGGCCGGAATAAATTTGTTTTTCTTGTTTTCGTTTCCTATCTTTGCATCGTAATGAGACGGTGGAGCGACAACCACCCCGCGCGGAAGCAAGGAGTCAGACAACCAAGCGGTAGTTGGCCTGCGATTGGTCTTGTGATAAGATAGAGGATAAAACGCATTACATGAAACGCATCTGGGTGTACAACCGGGTGCGTTTTTGTTTATATGTCCTTGTCTTATCATATCAGTTAATTAGGGCCGGAAGTCGCCGAAATAGCATAAGGTTCATCGCCCATTTCCACAAGATTTGGGCATCCCTTGCAATCGTGATGAACACCGAAGATTTCACACCCCGGAAGGAAACTATCTTCCAATGTCAGTCCCGACACGGGCCTATCTTGGTAAATACAATACTTGCTCATAAGTCAATTAGGGCCGAAACTAAATAGTAAATGTTCTGCTACCTGCGAAACCCGTTGTAACATATCCGGCATCGGTAAGTTGCGATTCGGTATTTCCCGCAAATGCCACAAGGGTATCCTTGCATTGGATGTTCCTGTCAAGAATTGCCCCAAGAACAATCATTCTGCTACCCATCGTAATAGAGGATAAGTTGGCATCGGTAATTTGGGCAAGCAAGACAATTTCAAAGCCGAATTTTGTATCATCATCCGGATTCACTACCGCCTTTTGATACAGCGAGAAAGACACTTCCATATCTCCATATATCTTCTTTATATCCGCACCGATACTATGCGAGCCATTGAGTGTTCCCGGAGTCAAATATCCGCTTAATTGCAAGACACCGACAAGTCCCTTCCGGCTATATGTAGAAACCGCAGAATGGATATAAAATAGTATGGACGCATTGATATATGAATCGAACACCGCAAGTTTAAGAACGGACTTCAACGATGCCTTTTCTACAACAACTTTTAGGTTTTCATCCGTGATGATATTCAGACCTTTATAAGCAAGACTTTGATTATGTGCTTGTAAGGTATTTCCGTCAAGTCCGAAATCTGCACCACCTTTAAGAATGGGGATTCCGAAAACTACGCCACCGCTTTTCGTGACGGAGTTTGCGAGAGGCCGTTTAGATGTCCCGTACAAATTGAAGCACCAAACATAATATTCCCCGTTGAATGGTTGTATGTTGTTGAATGTAATAACCGCTTTCTCGCAACGATTATCCGCAGACACAACCTTTTGAATGGTTGAATATAAGTTGCTCGGATATATTTCGGTTGTTCCACTCTCAATAACATATCCACCACCGGACAAGGTATAAAGTTCGATCTTGACGGATTCCGGCCTTGAAACATTAAGCGACTGAATAACAAGAGCAAAGTAGTTGAATATGAAATTATAATCGCTGAAATCAAGTTCTACTTCAATCTTGTTCTTTGCATTTATTGTTTCGCCCTCCGGGGCAATCATCTCAAATTTCGTGTACCCCTTCCTGTTCGGCTCTAATACACTTGTAGCCGGGGAATGATATGAGAACATATTGCCGATGTTGGAAGTGACGCAGTTCGCAGTAATATCAACGAAATCTTCCGTGTCCACATCATAGTTGTAGTATGTTACTTTCACTTCATCGGTTGCCCGAAGGTTGAAAGCATCAAGGGTGTTAAACTGCGGGTCTAATCTTGGACTTACATTATTGGAGAGAACGGCAGACGGGTCAATCGCATCTTCGGCACTTCCCAATGCTCCAAGATTACCACCAACTAATCCATTTCGGTAGCAATCGAGTGCATTACCGCCAGTAAGAGTGATACCGCTTGCATCATCCCCAAGTAATATCGCCCAATATTGTGCAACACCACTTCGAACATCCCAAAATGTTCCACCGATAGAAACCAAACGAGTGTTCACCGATACCAAAGCCCCATCATTCACGGCACTATCAAACAAGGCCGCAGACTGATAAGAGCCGTTAATTTTTGAATTTGCACAAGACCCGTCAATCCTAACTGCAGTCTTGCAACCCGTGATTACACCTTCGTGGATGAAATCACTAATCCACGCATTTGAATTTTCGTAATTCTGCGAAATATAGAAGCCGTTATTAAAGCCGGAAATGAACGAGGAATCACGAATCATCGTAATATACCCTTCCGCAGATGCGTTTGCAGACGGCTCACAATGAATACCATTCCCCGGACTACGGTATGACTTAATAGAGGTATTGATGTGTAAACCCCAAAGTTTTTGGGCTGATGCACCCGTGCCGTTCGTTGTTACCTTGATAACATCCTTTGTGAAGGCCACATTACACAACGAAACATCAAACAGGCCACCGGAAATCTTCACATTACTTGACTCCGAATTTGTTGCGTACTGCAAGCAAGAAATCGTGAGAACATCGATGTCCTTATCCGTATAAATCGCACCGCATACACTTGTCAAGACACTACTTAATCGGTTGTAGTATGCAGTACCTTCTAATTCTATTTCCTTGCCCTTTGTCAAGGTAAGGCCGGTTTCGACATAAAACCACCCGGTCGGAACTATAATTTTGAAAAATGCAGAATCAAGAGCCGCTTGGATAGCGGGTGTGTTGTTTACCCTACTATCAGCCACATAATGCCCGTCATCATCAATTAGGTCTGCGGTTGCACCCCACCAAGTAATCGGTGCGGAATTAACAAAGCCGCCAAGAGTTACCAACGAGCCACCGAAAATCTTTACGGATATTGCATCAATCAAGGTATCTTGACCGACTATCGTTCCGTTGTCAACACTTCCACCGTTAAATTTCAATGTACACCCTTCCGGGATTGTCACGGTCGCACCATTAAGGTCGAATCCATAGCGGATTTCATAGATGGTGTTCGTTGCTACAACCTGTTCGGCAAAGGTCTTGTTCTTCCGAAGAATCACATATCCCTTGAATTTAACGCCCGGTGTGCGGTCTTTGAATTTCAGCAAATCGCTTGAATCCGTGGTAATATCTTCCTCATCCGGGGCGTTGGTGACATTCCCTTCGATAACGATAGGTGTAATTGCATCAATCTCCGCTTGCAGGTTATTGATGTTATCCGTGTTGTCAGTCACTTCGGCCTCTAACTGACTGAGTTCTTCGGCCGTCGCCCAGTCGCTCGGGGTGACAGGAGGAGTGATAGATCCGACGGGAGTGTACTGCACAGCGGTGTCCGCCTTACCCAGGGAAGCCTGGACGTCGGAGGCGGTGTCGGTCTTCGGGATACCGCCGGCCGGCTTCTGGTAGGCCGTATCCGCCTTCCCAAGGGAGGTCTGGACCGCCGACGCCATGTCGGTCGAAGGGATGCCCGTGCCAGGCTTTTGGTACGCGGAATCCGCTTTACCCAGGGACGTCTGCACAGCAGAGGCCATATCCGACGCAGGCACACCCGTGTCGGGTTTCTGATAGGCGGTGTCGGCCTTGCCGAGGGAGGTCTGAACGGCACTCGCAAGATCGGTCTTGGGGATTCCGGTGCCGGCCTTGGTATACGTACCGGCGCCGATGTTAGTGCGCGCCTGCGCCTTCTGCGCGTCGGTGAGGGTCTGCTCGACGTACTTCACCGCGTTCGGATCGCCGGCCACGATGTTGCCGGAGCCGAGGATGCTCTCGCCGTTGACGGTCTTGATGTTCTCACCGCTGACCAGGGTCGCCTGCTTCCCGTTCACGGCCTCCGTGACGGCCTTGTTCTGCACGGGGTTCGTGGAGGTGGCGGACATCTCCGTGTCCACCGCGATGGAGCTCTGCGCCTGGACCATGGTGTCGACGAACTGACCCAGCTCGTCGTTCCATTCGAACCAGTCGCCGTTCTCGCCGATGTACGGGGACTTGCCGATGGCGTATTCGGCCGCGTGTTCCGCACGTTCGGCCGCGGTGTTTGCGCTGTCCTTCGCTCCGATCAGCTGGATGTATACTTCGAGGATGGACGCATCGATCGGGATGCAGTCGCTGCAGGTGTGCTGTATTGTTGCCATTGCTCTGTCTATATTTGTTCGTCAACCGCTCCGATGACGTAGTATCTTCCCTTGTAAAGAACGACGTCGTACGGCTTCGGGGAAATCCCGGCCGGAGACGTCACGCGGAAGGTGTAGGGGTAGGTGTCGCCTACCAGCTCTACCCCGTCCTTCCAGATCTCGATGTCCGGCAGCTGGTCCTCGGAATCAATGCCCAGAGGGGTCGCTCCGAACAACTGCTGGATGAGCCTGTCCCATACGGAACGGAACACCATGGGTGTGCCCTGGCAGTCATTGCCGCAGGAGCACTTACATCCGCAGCCCGCCCCGTTGCCGGGGTAGCTGACAAAAGCGAGGTCCGAGTGAACTGCTGACATGGTATGTGCGCTTTAACTGTGTTAGTATTCGATTGGGCACACGTCGGTCGAGTTGTAGGCCCAGCCGGATTCCGTGCGGTCGTAGGAGACGGTCTCGATGAGGCCCGCCGCCACATAGGTCAGGCAGATGCCCTCGCCGGAGCCCTCGCCCTTGTAGGACACCATGTAGGAGTGGTACTGGTTGCCGGTCTTCTTCTTGACGACGTCGCCGGGCTGGAGGGCGTCGAGCTGGTCCGCGGTGAGGGCCGTGATATCGGCCGCCTCAACGGGAGTGATGAGCGCGATGAGGGACTCGATGATCGGGCCCATCTCCTGCGAGAACTCACGGTTGGCTCCGCGGAAGTTGTTGACGGCTTTTATGATTTCTTCTCTGTTCATCATGGCTGTATTCTGTTATTTGTTTACACAAGGAGGTTCTGCGCGTTCTGCTGGCAGATCGCGGAGTGGTTGGCGTCTCCCCTGGCGCCGAATGTGCGTGCGGCGATGAGCCACTGCAGGGCGTCGATGAGCACCGCCGGCACGACGTCCTCGACGGAGACGGCGCTCGCACCGGAGTGGGCGGTGTCGTCGTCGATGGTCGCCGGCTTGGGGATGTACGTGGCGACGAGGCCGGTCAATGCGCCGGTCGACGGAATCGAGTAGCAGTCGATCTCGCGGCACTGCTCGTACGTCGGGTCCTCGGTGGTGCCGCCGACCCACACGCCGTGGGACATGACGCCCACCGGACGCGCCTCCTTCGCCATCAGGAACGGGTTGTGCTGGCGCTTCCCGAGCTCGGAAATCTCCTGCACCACCTCGGTGATGGGACGCTGGAAGGACGGGTGGCTGATCTCGGCCACGCGGAGGAAGTCGTCCGGAACCTTGAGCCGGATCATCTGACGGGTGGCGATGGTGATGCTTCCGTCGCCGACCGTGCGCTGGGAGCCGACGGACTCGAGCGCGGTCTCGCTGAACGTGGTCTGCTTGAGGCGCCAGTACGGTGCGACCGAGAACAGCTCCAGGCAACCGGAATCGACAAGGCCGTCGATGAGCGCGTACAGGGGGTTCCCGTCCGCGCCGTCCACGAAGATGTCGGATATGCCGATGTTATCCGGAGTGACCTCGTCCATCCGAAGCGCCACCTGCTGTATGAGCTGTTCCCTTGTCATTTACTTCTTCTGGATCTGGAAATCGTATCCGGCCTTGGCGGCGACCGCCTTGGCCTTGGCGTAAGGGGCGTTGTCCTCGATCTCGATGCCGAGCTCCTTCATGGCGTTCCGCATCTCGACGAGGTTCTTGAATCTGCGGGAGTCCTTCATCTCGGACATGATCTCCTTCTCGGGAGCCTTGGCCGGCTCGGCCTTCTTCTCCTCGACCGGGGCGGGTTTCTCGACGGGGTCGTCAACGACGGACTCGATGTAGTAGTCACGGCCGAATCCGCTGGACTTCTCCAGCAGGGCCTGGATCTTCTCGTTCTTCGTGGTGAACTTCGCGGTCGAGTCGACCTGGATTCCTCCGTTGAACTTGATCTCGATTCGGTTGCCGTCCTCGTCCTTCAGCATGAGGAAGAGACTCTTCAGCGAAAATGTCCTATAAGTCTTCTTTGCCATAGTGTTGTCTCTTATTGAAATGGGGCGGCGGTGAAGACCACCACCGCCCCGTTAACAGTGGGAGGTTGTCGGTTTAGGCGGAGGGAACGATCTTGCAGTGGCAAGGAAGGTTCTCCAGGAAGAGGCTGTAGGTCTCGTGGATGCGGATGGCGTTGTCCACGCGGCGCTGGCCGGTCTTGTTGAGGTCGAGCTGGGTGGTGGTCAGAGGCTCCATCACGTACTTCTTCACGAAGTTCGGGTCGATGACGAGACCGCACTTGGAGAAGTAGCCCTCGAACAGGGAGTTCATCGGCTTGACGAGGAGCTCGCCGAACGGGGTCTCGATGCGGAAGACGCGGAGGCCAAGGACCATCTCGGTGTTCTTCGCCTCGAGCTGCTTCTGGTAGGACTTGACGTTGGCGATCTGCTCCAGGAGGCCGTTACCGGCGAAGAGGAGGCGACGGTCGGCGCCGTTGTTGCCCTCGAAGATGTAGCGGCCGACGGCGTTCCAGTCCTGGTCGGTCATGGCGGCGGAGTAGTCCACGGTGGTCTGCTTGGTAGCCTGCCACCAGAGACCGGTGGAGTGGTGCACGAGTTCGCCCTTGGCGTTCTTGGAGAGACCGCCGACGCCGAACAGGTTGCAGAGCTCCATGCCGCGCTTGAAGTCCCACAGGGTCTGCTCCTTGTACACGGAGAAGTCCATGGCGACCTTCTTCTTGAGGAGGCTGTGGATGACGGACTCTTCGACCTGTGTCATGTGGGTCTGGTTGTAGTACTTGCGGTCGCTCGGCTGGATGGCGAAGCCTTCCACGGAGGCCTCGAGCTCGGACACGGCCGGGGAGAGGCGCTGGAGGATGGACTCGTCGTCGAGGTTCGGGATGCTCGCGGACAGGGAGCCGACGCGCTGGACGGTCAGGGTCGAGGAGCTGATGCTCTTGACGATGAGGGCGACAGGGTTGCCGCTGCCGTCGAGCTTGATGCCGGTGTCGGCATAGCCGCTGGCTTCGTTGCCGATGGTGTGGACGAGCATGGTGTCGCCCGGCTTCCACATGTCGGCGTTCTGGACGGTGATGGACGTGCCGGAGGAATAGGCCGCGTCGAGGCGGTCCCACACCTCACGGGTGCCGATCTCCCAACCGCCGGCCTCCCACGCCTCGCTCTTCACGTTGTTGGCGATGGTGCGGGTGAAGGTGTCGATCGGGGTATCCTGGGGACGGACGAGGACGAGTTTCTTGTCAAGATCGTCGTCCATGTAACCAGCCTTCTGGACGGTCGTGCTGGGCGCGTTCTCGCCGACGACGGTGGTTCCGTCTACGGCAGCGTACTCGCTGGACTGGGAAGTGGTGGTTTCAGTGACCTCGGCGGAGCCGGGGCCGACGATGAAACGCGAAAATCTGGGTGCGTAGGAAGAAAACTTCATGGCTTTGATTTGTTAGTTTGTTTAGAATTTTCGTTTGGGAAGGTCATCGAATATGGTGGGCTTCGCCTTCGGTCTCTGGGGTTCCGGAGCGCTTCCGCCCTGCAGGGCCGGGACGCCGTCGCCGGCTGTCTCCGCGGCTTTCTTGACACGGGCGGCTTCGATCGCCTGGTTCTTGCCGTCGATCTCTGCGGTCTCCGCTGCTTCGGCCACCGCCTCGTCGTAGGTCATGGCCTTGTAGAGCTTCTCCAGCGTCTGCATGGACAGCTTCAGCTCGCCCATGTCGTTGTACAGGTTGTTCACGAAATCGATGAACTCCTGCTTCGCGGCGGCGTCGAACGCCTTCTTCTCGGCGAACTTGTCGATGTTGTCGTAGGCCTCCTTCTCGTTGGCGCGCTTGCGGGCGCCACGCTCACGGAAGGCCTGACCCATCCTCTTGCGTTCCTCTGCTGACTTCTGGTAGTATTCGTAGTCTTCATCCCCCTCCTTCGCCATCAGGCTCTCGGGGTCGAAGAACTTGACGACGGCTGCGCGGAAAGGAGTTCCGTTGACGATCATCTCGGAAACGACGGACGCCAGGTCCTTGTCGGAATCGAGCAGGTCTTCGATGACCTTGTTGTTGTCCTCGAAGTTCTTGATCTTCTCTTCGTCTTCTCCGTATGCGCGCTCAGCCAGGTCGTCCCACTCCTGATCGTTCTGCGGTTCCACGTCAGGGTAGCGGTCACGCAGTCTCTCCCGGTACTTAGGGAGGGCCGGAGCTTCGTTGATCTGGGTTTCTTCTTTCTCGGGCATAGTACTGAGATTACAATTACGCCCCGAAAATACCCTGTCGTGAAATATTAAAGTTCACGATTCGTGAAAAGTAAAAGATTTTTCGTATATTTGCAACAACCAGAACGTAACCAATGCGGAAGCAAGTCAGTGTCAACGAGAGAAACAAGGAAGTCGTCACCTTCTTCTACATGATTTTCGGCCACAGAATCCACCAGGGTATGGACCAGGACGAAGCCAGGAAGCAGGCGTACGACGCGGTATCCCTGCGCTACGGCATCACGAAGGGGACGCTGACCAACATCATCTCCGCGGTGAAAAATTCACGAAATGTGAATTATTCGGCGTTCCGGGGAAACGTCATCGCGCTCATCGACGACCTCCGCGCCGTCAACGAACAGCTCGAGAGACAGAAACACGACATGATAATCCGGAACGAGAGGCTCATCTCCATCCTACAAGAATGCCTGGAAGATGAAAGCAGATAGGGAGAAGATAAAGGAGATGCTCCGCGAGGACCGTGCACGGAGGAGGAAATACTTCCGTACCTACGACCCGATCCGCGGAGACGAACTGGGCGAGGTCGTACCCCGCTCGCAGTTCCGCATCGACGGACAGGAGTACTGGGTCCCCGACGAGATGATGACCGACCCGTTCGTCAAGGCGTTCATCCGGTACAAGGGCCCGAGCGGACTGCTCCAGGCCACCGGCCAGTACGACACGGAGGAGAACCGCAGGCTCGTCCTCGAGCACCTCATGAACCTGCGGCTCAAGTACGACTTCGAGTTCGTCGCGGCCTCCACCATCAAGATCCAGGACAAGGAGACGAAGAAGCCAATCCCACTCATCCTCAACGAGGGCCAGCGCATCCTCATCGGCGAATACGAGAGACAGAGGCTCGCCGGCGTCCCCATCCGGGTCCTCCTGGTCAAGGCCCGCCAGTGGGGCGGATCGACCGCCACCCAGTGCTACATGTACTGGCTCCAGCGCTACTGGTACGAGAACTGGCACTCCTGCATCGTCGCCCTCGACCAGACACAGGCGGTGAACATCCGCACGATGTACAAGAACCTCATCGCGAAGCTCCCCCCTTGGAGCGATCCCGTGTCCTTCAAGCGCTTCGAGGGGACGGAGCTCATCCGCATCATGCCGGAGAGAGGGTGCCGCGTACAGATCGGCTCCGCCCAGAAGCCGGACGCCCTCCGCTCCTTCGACTTCTCCCTCGTACACATGTCCGAGGTCGGCCTCTGGAAGGACACCCAGGAAGCCCGCGGCGACGACGTGGCCATGGCCCTCTACTCCACCGTGCCGGACGTCCCGGGCACGATGATCGTCATGGAGTCCACCGCCAAGGGCGTCGGCAACTACTTCCACCGCCAGTACCTCGCCGCCCTCGACAACAAGAAGTCCGGGACCATAGGCATCCGGCCGGTGTTCGTCGCGTGGTACGTGGACGTCCGCTACACGCGCAAGTACACCAACCGCTACCCCAGCGCCGAGAAGTTCGTCGAGACCTGGAGCGACTACAACTGGTGGCAGTGGGAGCAGGGCGCCACGATGGACGGCATCTTCTGGTACAACCACTTCAAGAAGTCCCACCACTGGACGGACTTCCAGATGAAGTCCGAGTACCCGACCACGGCCGAGGAGGCGTTCCAGACCAAGTCCGGGCGCTACTTCACCGACGACCTGCTGTCCTGGCTCCACAAGAACATACGCAACCCGCAGTTCGTGGGCGACATCCGGGGCGACGCCACCGTCGGCGAGAAGATCATGGAGAACGTCAGGCTCTACCCGATGGACGCCCAGACCGAGGTGCTGAAGATATGGATCTACCCGACGGACAACGTCCCGTCCGGGAAGAAGGTCAAGAACCGGTTCCTGGTCACCGTCGACGTAGGCGGGCGCGGGCACCGGGCCGACTGGTCGGTCATCTCGGTGTTCGACCGCATCTCCATGGCCGGCGAGTTCGGAGCACTGGAGCGCGCGGCGCTCTGGCGCGGGCACGTCGACCCGGACCTCCTCGCGTACAAGGCCGCCCAGATAGCCCACTACTACGACGACGCCCTGCTCGTCATCGAGTCCAACACCTACGAGACGAAGAACAAGAAGTCCGACGACGCGGCCGTCTCCGAGGGCGACCACACCTACACGGTCCTCGACACCCTGGGAGGCATCTACGAGAACCTCTACCGGCGCCGGACCACCCCGGACAACACGCGCGACAAGGCCACCCGCCACATCGGATGGCACATGAACAAGCAGACGAAGTACCTGGCCTACGACGACTACACGGTCCGCATCCGCGAAGGGGACTACATGGAGTACTCACAGGACGCGGCCGACGAGGCCATGTGGCTGATGAACGCACCGGGCGGAAGGATCGAGGCCATGGAAGGCACGCACGACGACATCCAGGACACGACCGCCGTGGGCAACTACATCGCCTTCGGAGGCATGGAGCCCGTAAAAATAATGGAGGACGCCCCTCACAGGACGCCCTCCGTCAGACACTCGGCCACCGGTGGCGAGTCCACCTTCTAAGTGAGGTTTGACTGCACGCTCTTCTTCTTGAGCTGGAACAGCCGCTGTTTCATCTTGAACAGCTCCGCCACGAATCGGTCGGCGCAGAGCTTGAAGAAATCCGCCTGGACGACAGTCGAGTAGAACTCCTTCAGCACGCCGTGCTTGAGGCAGTTGTACAGGCTGGCGTCAACCATCGTGATGACGTTGGCGTTGTACGAATGGTTGTCCTGGATGTAGAACTCCACGTAGTCGCCAGCCTGGATGGTGACGTTGTTGCCGCCGATGTCGACGCCCTTCGTGCCGGCCGTCTCGGTCTTGCAGTCGTCGAACGCGGGGACGACGGCCGTGGTGATCTTGGTCATCGCCTCGTAGATGTCGGGGAGTGTGGCGCGGATGCTCACGTCGACGATGTCCTGTTCGTCGTCGGAGATGGCGTACTCGTCCGTGAGAGAGTTGCCGTCCTTGGTGGCGAGGTTCTTCGCCATGTAGTTGGACATGAGCGACACGTCGTTGAAGAGGGTGTCGCGCTTGTAGAGGAAAACGATCTTCGCCGGGTCGTTGCCGGCCGCTGCAATCTTTGCGTACATAGTAATGGGATTTTTATGGATTTACACTATAGGGTTCTTAACGGCCGCTCAACGCAGAAACGGCGGAAGTTGAGGATGTGGCGTATCTGCTGTTTCTCCGCGTCGCTCCCGAAGTCGGTGCCGCGGCCGTACCACTTCTCCAGCACCTTCGCCACGATGAACTCGAGGCAGTGCGACGCCAGTGGCTGGCAGAGGTCCGACTCGTGGTTCTCGGTCATCGCGAGCGTGTAGTACGTCGTGATGTAGCCGTCGTCCGGGTCGCGCTCGTTGCGTATGCCGCCGCCGTACTTCACCGTCCGCTTCGCGAGAAGGGCGGACAGCTCGGCCAGGGCGTTGCGGTAGTACCGCTCGAAGAAGGCGCGGTCGTCGTCGGTGATGACGCTTCCGTCCTCCTTCGGGTTCGCCTCCGCCCGCTGGTACGACGCCATGAGAGACTCGTCCGTGACGCGTTCGAAGACCTCCCTCTCATGGATGATTATGGTCCAGATGTTGGTGATTGTTCTGTCGATTTCCATATCTCTCCTCCTTTATCTTTGAGCGAATTCCATCGTGGAAGTCATCATGCCGGGGTCAACGTCCGGCAGGGACGCCTGGATGTCGGCGATCTGCTGCTGGCTGATACCCTGGCCGTTCTGTACCTGGGCCTGGGCCTGGCCGATCTTCGTGAGCAGGTCCTTGCCGAACGGGACGCCCATCTGCGCGTACTGCTGGATGGATGCCGCGCCGTTCAGCAGGAGGTTCGCCATCAGCTGCTCCTGGAACAGTCGCACGACCGCGTGGTCCATGGCCCGGCGGATCTGGTTCTTCAGCTTGTACTTACGGACCTCGGAAGCGACGTAGTGCTTCGCCTCCTCGCTCGAGCCCTCCGGGGCCGGGCAGTACTCGTCGCCGAGGTACTGCTGGATGAGCTGGATGAACTTGTAGTCGCGCTGCTCGAGGAACCACGCGAAGGCCTCGGAGTAGTCCAGCACGTTGATCTGCGAGTTGGACACCTGCTGGGCGTAGAGGGACGCCGGCGTTCCGGCCACGGCGGCCTTGCCCTGCATGGCGCCCTGGACGCCGGAGATGTCCATCATCATCTTCATCATGAGGTTGATCATCTCGAACTGGCCGATGTTCACCTGGTGGCCGGTCAGCTGCTGAGGGGGCGTGATGCCGTCACGCATCTTCAGCTTGATGACGCCGCGGTACTTCGTCCACTCCTCGACGATGTCCTCCAGGTCGAGGTCGTCCGGGATGCTGTCCTCGTCCACGAGCAGGACGCCCTGCTGGCTCGCGCTCATCGCGAAGTCCAGGTTGATGAGCATCCGGTTGACCATCCTCTGCTGGTCGATGAGGTCGTACACCATGCCGTAGGCCTGGCCCTGGAACAGCGGGTAGAACTTCACCACGTAGCAGTGGCTGTTGTGGTTGTACGGGTTCTCCGCCTCCCAGAGTACGTGGCCCCACGGGGAGAGGTGGTAGTAGACCCAGCGCCGGACGTACTTCTTCTCGTAGACGATCAACAGCTGGTTGGCCGGGTCCTCGTAGTCCACGCCGATCTCGTTCGCGATCTTACGGCGCCGGGCGATCTCCGCGTCCACCTCGTTCTGCTTGTTCGGGAACTCGCGCAGGGAGTAGGTCTCGTAGGAGGCGTCGGCGTAGTCGTGGACGGTGAGGTCCCAGAAACCCTCGAGCCGGCAGATGCGGATGACCCGGCAGTTGCCGTCGTTCGCGGTGCCGAGGAAGCTCTTCGCCGCGGGGTTGGCCTGGACGAACGCCTGCCACATCACCGGGAGGATGTAGCTCTCGTGATGGTAGATGTCCTCCAGCGCCTGCTCCTGGGCCCGGTTGTGCGCGTACTTGGACTTCACCTCGTCCAGCGGGATGTCGACGAAGTCGCCGCAGAAGTGCACGTCCTTGCCGGCCACGTCGCTGGCGTCCGGGTTCTGGAAGTAGCGGTGGTAGTCGATCGAGTTGAAGAACGGCATCGGCTGGTTCAGCTCGTCGTCGTAGGCGTAGCCCGTGATGTAGATAGCGGCGCCGGTGACGAGGAACGACTCGTACTCGCGGGCGTCGCGCTCCACGGAGTTGTTGTAGCGCAGGACGTCGTTCAGACGCACGCTCATCTGGTCCGCCGCGAGCTGGCCGCCCTCGTTCGAGGCGTAGACCACCGACTTGTACGGGGCGTCGCGGAACTGGCCCAGGACGTTGCGGACGATCGGGCGGATGAGGTTGTGCTTCAGCGCCGGGCGGCCCTGGCTCTTGATGTACTCCTCCTCCGAGATGACCTTCTTGCAACCGCAGCGGTCCTTGATCTCCACGGGATCGCCCCACTGCTTGCCCTTGTAGTAGTCGGCGCTCCGGTCTGCCTGGAGCCTGTAGTGCCAGAACGAGTCGTTGCACTGGCCGGCATAGGTCAGGAGGTCCAGGGATTCCTTCGTGCACTTGAACTCGTTCCCGGTCAACTGGATCGTGCCGTCAATGCCGACCTTCGTCTTCGGCTTCGGGGTCCTGCCGGCTCTCGACCGGAGGACCCTTATGTCTGTTTCAGTTACTCGTTTCATATATACGAACTATTTTCTATTCGTCAGATTGTAGGCCTTCTCGCTCAGAGTCTCCTTCGGCTCGTAAGGGATGCCGTTCTCGATCTTCTGCTTCACGTGGTAGTACTCCTCCTGCATCAGGGCGTCCACGAGCGCGTCCTCGGACTGGGTGAACTTGAGCCACGCCTTCTGGACTTCCTTCTCGGCGGCCTCCTTCTCGGCTTCCGTGGAGCTCTTGTCCTCCGCGATCTCGATGTACTTCTTCTTCGCGTCGTTCCACGCCTTGCGGAGGCTGTTGATGTCGTCCTTCACGTCCACGTAGTAGATGTCTCCCCTCTTGTTCACCCTGGCCTCCTTCTCGCCGGACTTCTGCTTCATGCCGTCGTAGTACATCTTGCCGAGGTTCCACTTGTCCATGATGAGGAGCCTGGCGACCCTCGCCTTCTCCGGGAGGTCCTCCGGGTGGTTGTACACCATGGACTCGGTGATCTTCTCGCCGGGCGCCGCGGAACGGAGTCTCTTGATGACGTCTCCCTCCAGCTCCTTGTAGCGCTGGAGCGCGTCACTGCTGAAGGAGTCGCGGCGGTCGTCCTCGAGGTATCCGGTGAAGCCGCTGATGAACGGGTAGTTCTCATAGCGGCGCGGATGCGCCGGGTCGGCGAAGACCACCTTGCCGACATCCTCGACGAACGTGTAGGCGCCGCCGCCGTAGCCCTTGAGGATTCCGCGGATGGCTCCGGACGGGATGTCCACGTGCCAGGGCTTCGTCGCGGTCGCCTCGGACAGCTTGATGACCGCCTTGTTCAGGATCTCCGGAGTGCTGGCGAAAGCGCTCTGGGACAGCGGCTCGTTCTCGTCGTAGATGTTCTCCTTCCACAGCGGGATGCCGGCGAAGCTCCTGTTCGTGGCGACGTCCATGATAGGGGCCGCGACGTCGGGCATCATGTTGCGGACGATGGACATGGCCGGGTTGTCTCCCGGGGTATATCCCTCGACGGGGTTGATGGGCAGGAGCTCCGCGACGACACCGACCACCTCGTTCGCGATGGTCCGGGAGTCCCTCGCGGCGTACTTGCCCTGGATGAGGGAGGACACCAGCTCGCCCATGGCGTAGAAGCCCTTGTATTCGATCGGCAGAGCCAGGACCAGGTAGCCCCACTTGCCGAGCTTCTTGAACGGGGAGCCGATAATCATGTTGCTGCGGCGCACCCACTCGGGGATGTTCCAGTACCAGTCCGGACCCATCTTCTTCTCGTCATCGTCGTCACCGTCGGAGAAGCCGGCGATCATGGCGTTGAGCATGGAGTTCACGAAGCCCATCATGAAGTAGGTCGCGTCGACGAGACCCATCTTCCAAGGATGGGACCTGTGCAGACGGACGAACTTGTCCAGGCCCTGGATGGCCGGGTTGATGAACAGGTAGAGGGAACCGGCGAGCGCCGCCATGAATCCGTTCACGCCGACGCCGGACCGGAGCCCGCGGCGGTTGAAGTTCACGGAGGACTCCTTGGCGTCGTACGCTGCACGCTCACGGCTCCGTCCCATGTCGCGGGACGTCTGGTAGAACGTGAAGCGGGTCAGGAGCTCGCAGGCCTCGTTCAGTGCGCCGACACCCTTGGCGTACCAGTCGATGATGGGGATGTTCCGCTCACCGCGGCCGGCGTTCTTCACCATCTTCTCCAGGTCGCGCTTGATCTTGTCCATGGAGTTTATCATGGTGTAGCCGGTGGCGCCGCCGTCGTACATGAAGTCGATGAACATCTGCTCGCGCGGGGTCTTATTCTCCTTCTTCTCCAGCTCTCCGCTCTCCCACATGGAGACGAGCTTCATCATAGGATAACCGAAGGCGACGTAGCCGTTGTTCGCCCACCAGTTCTTCTCGAGCTGGGTGAGGTACGGCTGGTCCTCGTCGACCAGGGCGGCGATCCTGGAGAACTGGGTATCACGTAACTTATTCTTAGTCAAGAACTTCAAGGAGTACGTGGTGTAGAACTGGGACAGTCCGCGGTTGATGTACCGGAGTCCGCTCAGAACCCTGTTGCTCCATCCGGGGATGCCGTTCACAGCCTGGGCCATGATGGGATTGCCGTTCACCCAGATCATCTTCTCGGCGCCGTTAATCTTCAGCCGGATCATGTGCTGGTTCCGGTGCATCTTGTTGCCCATGAGGTGGCCAATCTTCAGACCGTTGCGTCCGCGTCGCGCCTCGTGGTGCTTCTGCGCCTCCTGCATCCTCTCCTCGAACTCCTCGAGCGTCTCGTCCTTCTCGTCGCCGGCCGCTTTCGACTTCGGCTCGGCGGCGATCCAGTTGTCAGTCCCCTGCTCCTTGACGTACCAGGGCTCCACCTGGGTGAGGAGAGAGTTGTCACCGGCGTACATCACGAAGTTGAACAGCGCCTGCTTCGCCCAGTTCTGGAGGCCCTGGACGATCTCCTGCTCGGAGATGTGGCGCATGACCGCGAACGGGTCGTCGGCCCTGGTGACACGTCCCTTCGCCTGCTTCGCTACGTCACCGCCGGCCATGTCGCTGGTGAACATGGAGTACGAGTACTCGTCCTCGGCGGTCCGCTCGGCGAATCCGCGGAGAGGCAGGTAGTAGTTCCACATCCGGGGCTGGCTGTCGGTGCCGTGGAGACGCTCGTACTCGGCGCGGGACAGGAGCCCGTACTGGTAGGCGTGCTCGAGGTTGAAGTCCGTGCAGTCGCGGATGCGGTCCCACATCTCGTTGAGCATGGCATCAGCTTCGGCATCGGCTTCGGCGCCGGTCTTGCCGTCGGTCCACAGCAGGTCGCGCAGCTCCGTCTTGAACGCGTCGATCATCTTCTGGGCGTCGGCCTCCGCCTCCTGCCACTCCTCCTTCGGCCGGCCCATGAGGTCGGTGATACCGGAGTAGTCGCGGTCGGCGTACTTCGCGTCGATCTCGTCGCGCTCTTTCCTGTACCTTCTGTCGGCGGCGTCGATGGCGGAGCTCTTCTCCTCGTCGGTCAGGCGGCTGTCGGCGTTGATTGCCTCGGTCTCCTTCGCCCATGCCTCGGCGAGTCTCTCGACCGCCTTGCGCTTGAGTTCCTGGGCCTCGGCACGCTTCCATGCGTTACGCTCGAGACCGGATACCGCATAGCAGTAATCCACGATCTGGTTGTATGCGTCGACGCGCTTCTGGGTGCGGCCGTTCAGTCTGTCGAACACGCTCGGCTTTCCGCCGGCGAAGACGTCCTCGATACGACCGATGGCTTTCATCATCGGCTCGAAGTAGAAGAGCTTGTACTTATGCATCTGGGCGTCGGCCCGGCTGCTGACGAGGTTGTGCCTGGTCAGGTAGTCGGCGTCCTCCGGCAGACGGTCCATGCCGACCTCGTTCATCACCTGGTTGATGGCGATGCGGACGGGGATATCCTCATTCTGCCACTCAAGGATGAACTGGGTGGTCTTCCGCTGGATCTCCTGCTCGTAGCCGGCCTGGGCGGTTCTGGCATCGTCCGGCGTTCTCTCACGGAACCGGATGTCGTTGCTGTCCTCGTTGAATCTCTGGGACAGCGGGATGACGTTTCCGTTGTCGTCACGGACGACTGGCTCCGCGGACTTCACCTGGTTGGGATCGACGGCGCCAACGACGGGAGTCCTGTTAATTCCCTCCTCTTCCGCGATCACGCCATCGTAGCCGTGCTCCTTCAGAAGGTTCACGAATCTATCCTCGCGAGTGTAGTCGTAGATGTAATACGAGCGTTTTTTCGCATCCTCGAATGTCATACCCGGATACGGATTGAGCTCATTGAAGAGTTCCTCCGGGCTCATCCCGAACTTCTCAGCGAGATTGTCCCACGTCTCTGAACGGACAACGTCTTCGATGTATCCGAGGTCAAGTGGATTCTGGATGTTGACAAACAGATCGTACACGCCGGCTTCATCTTCGCCCATGGCGTAATCTGCATAGACCTCCGCGTACCTCTTCTGGTCGGTCGCCCAGATCAGTCCCTGCAGGAACTCTCCCGGCTGAGCGAACTCAGTGAACCCGTAGGTGTGCGTACCATGGTAGACCTTCTTCGGATTCCCGTTCTCATCGACGACCTTGGTGTTCGGCATAGCGGCCTTCGCGGCGGCGTTCACCATCGCCTGGGCCTTCTCCATGTTGCCGGAATTCACGGCCTCCATGTACTCGGCGTCCTGCTCCGGGGTCACCTCGCGGAAACGAGTGTTCGGACGAGAATTTTTTGCATCAATTCTCAGTAAGTCTTGTTTGTTATCAAAACTTTTTCTTATATTTGCAACGTCCTCCTGGGTTATTGCATCGTAGGCACGCACGGAGGTTGCGTGTCCCTTAACCCAGGGGGATATCTTTTTATTGTCCACCCACATCACGTTCTTGCCGACGCTCTCGTCGCCCTTTGCGAGATTCTTCAGGTGGGTGTAGAACTCTCTCCATTTACCCTGTGCGGGGAATATCGTTATGATTCTGTTCTCATAGGTCCTCCGTCCTTCGGAGTTCATGACGTAGTTACCGCGCTCGTCAAGGACGGGGGAGCTGCCGACGATGACGACATAGTCGTGCTTGCCGGTTTCCTTCCGATCCAGCAGATATCCCTTCTTGTCCAGGAGGATGGCGCGGTTGTACGGGTTCTTCTTGTCCCTGAACACCGCGACCGGATGATTAATGAGAGTGGCGAGATCCTGCAGGTCGTTGACGTCGAACGGATGATAGGAGTGCTTGTCTCCGTAACCCAGGGCCGCCTCCTCCATCAGATCGTACTCGGTGGAGACGATCGGCTGGTCGAGAAGACCGGAGTAAAGAAGCGTACCGCCGGGACGTCCGAGGTTAATCCTCATGCCCGTGTTGGAGCCATTGAGCTCCCTGCCTTCCTTGATGTCCTTCGCTGTCAGCTCGATGACCTTGTTCACCATCCCGTTCCGGAACCGCTCGTCGCTCGCCTCCTTCTGACGCTCGTACTCCCTCTCCCTCTCGTCAGCATCGCGGAAGCGGATGTCGGGATTGTTCGTGTCGAACTGACCGTTGTTGGCGGTGGCGGACTTGATCTGGTTCGGCTTGTCCAGGGCGAAGACGTCGGTCTGGCGATAGTCATACTCGACTTCATCTCCCTGGTAGTCCTCATACTCGGGACGGCCTTCGATGCCGACGCGCTGGAAGATACGGAACATCTTCTGGTCGACCTCGTTGAACTGCTTATTCAAATCGTCGAGCTTGGCGGCATCTTCCGCGTACTTGTCACTGGCATGGACAATCGTGTCGATCATGTTGTCGAGGACGTAATTAGCCCTCTCCTTCATCTGGTCGTAGCTCATGCCATAGAAGGTCTGGGCCATTCCGATCCTGTCGTACAGGTCTCGGTGGACCTCCTCCATCTGGTCGAAGATGGCGTCGCGCTGGACACTGAGTCTGTTGTACTCATCCTCGAGCTCTGCCTTATGCTCGCCCTCCCAAGCCTGGATAGCCTCACCGAACTTACGCTCGGACTCTCTCACGTCGACGGCGCGGATGGTGTAGATCGCGCCATCGGGATTCTCCACCTTCGTGACCTCATCATATTCGCTTCCGGCGTCGTGAGCGGTCACAACAATGTCGTGGCCCGTCTCTTCGTCCATCTCGTAGCTGACCCGTTCCTTGATAGTGTGAACCTCGGGGTTCCGCATGTTGAGGAAGACTGGGATTGCTTCGCCGTAGCCTCTTGCAGAAGCCTCGGACGCGGTGAAGAAGAAGTTCCAGTCGATATCGACGCTGTCGAAGTTCTGGCCGGCTCTGTTATCGTCGAACACAGCCTTTCCCGGAGCCTCGGCCATCGGGTTCCAATGGGAGCCGTGGTACACGACGCGGGGCTCGCCGTTCTCGTCGACGACCTTCGATGCATTTTCGGGGTCGTTCTCCCAGTCACCGAACCAGGCCTTGAACTCCTTGGTACGGACCTGGAGCCACTGCTTCTCGCTCAAGTTCGTAGGATTCCCGTTCGGAGCCTTCATGAATGTCCCGTCGGCCTCGGTCTTCGCCTTGATATCCTTCTCCTCGTCGGTCAGAGTATCCTCACGGAAGCGGGTTCCGCCGCCGTCCGGTCCCTTGTCCGGGTCTTCGAGCTGCATGGTCTCCGCGTTGAAGACCTTGCCGCTCTCACGGGGCCAGTCGTACTCGACCTGCTCATCCGGATGCTCTGTGTTCCACTGGTCGATGACGGCCTTAGCCTCGGAGTCGCTCATGATGCGATCCGGGAAGAATGAACCGGCGACGTACCAGCCGATGCGGTCAGCCTGGGAGGCCTCGGCGTTCGCGTTGGTAGCCTTGAGGTAGTATCCGTTCTCGGGGATGTGCGTCGGGATGTCCTTGTCGGGATTGCCCTGGGCCTCCTCGTTGTAGTCGATGTCGGCGGGGACGTAGCCCTTCACCCAGACGAACCGGTCGTCACGGAGGTTCCGGCCCTTACCCTTTCCAATCTGTCTCATGGACGGGAGCGAACCAGCGTGCCAGCCGGGACGCATGGCGTACGTACCGACGGCGTTGGAGCCGTTGATGCCGTAGTTGTAGTAGGCTCTGTTCGAACCGCCGTAGCGCTTCTGCGCGGCCTTCTTCTCCTCGATGCGAATCCAGCGCATCCCGTTCTCGGTCGCCCAGTTGATGGCGTCCTTGTTCGGGGTGCCCTGCATCTTCATCATCTTGCTGAACGCCTTGTCGCCCTTGTGAGCCGCCTTGAAGTCGGCAATGCTCATGGCCTCACCAGTCTCGTTGTCGACGATGTAGGAAGCGTACTTGTACTCCTCCTCGCCGATCTTGTTGCCGTCCTTATCCTTGATGTCCCGCTTGCCGGTGTACGTGTCGGAGGGGAGGTTCTCGACGTCCTTCAGCGCGGGGCTGTCGGCGTCGTACCATTTGCCGATCTCGATCGGAGAGGCGGAATCGATGAAGAGCGGATAGAGTTTCCCGTCGTCACCGAGACGCATCAGCTTGTAGACTTCCTGCTGTTTCTTCGGGGCCTCGGCGGTACGCTCGCGGAACATGGTCACTCCGCCTTCTGCGACCTGCGGATCGGCATACGCCTCGCGGTCCTCCTCCACGTCGCGGAACATGGTCTTTCCCTTGGCCGGCTTGATGTCGACCATCTTCGAGACCATGTCGTACTTGCGGACGGCGCTCCTGATGTCGCCAGCGTAGTTAGCCTCCGGGACGCCGCCCTTGAACGTGCGGCCTTCCTTCTCAATGGCGCGCTCTGCAATTCTCTCAGCGCCGGGATCGTCCGCGACGGTCGTCAGCGGGAAGTTCTGGGCGGTCCATTCGGGATCGACGGTGCGCGGATCGTAGTTATCCGTGGTGACCGGGTCGAGGTCCTGGAACCGTCCCTTCACGTCGTACATGCGTCGGTCGATGAGGAGCTTCCAGAAGCCCTTGTGGTCGGCGAAGTTTCCGAAGTCCTTCTTCGCCTTGCTATCCAGCTTGCCGACGAACTTCGGCTTGTAACCGAGGCGGCGGCAGTACTCGAGGTAGCGGGCGCCGTTCTCGTCGGCGGTTTCGTAGGTGCTCGCCTCGTTCCAGTACTCGTACGGGTAGATGAACTTCTTGTCGCCGTTGGTCATCTCCTTGTCGTCGACGGTCTCATCGACCTTGCGGAGGACCTGGCTGAGGAACAGGTCGCTTCTTATCTCGTTCTGGTCTTCCTCCGGGAGCTCCTCGACGGTACCGTCGAAGATGGCGTCGCGGAGTCTCCGGTAGCGCTTCTGCTCGTCGGAGAGTTTGCCGTCCTTGCCGGACGGGATGGGCGGGAGTCCCCTCTCGGCCCTGTCGGACTCGTCCTTGTGGCTCTCCCAGAAGTCGATGATCTCCTGGCGGATGGGTGCCGCCTCCTCGATCTCGACCTCCTTGGAGACGTCGGCGTCCTCTTCCACGAAGTCGGCCTCCTCGTCGCTTTTCTTCTTTTTGCCCTTGGCCATGTCCTTCTCCTCCTGCACGTTCGTGTAGTCGGTGAAGTCCTTGACCAGTGTCTCGACACCCAGGTCGTGGAGCATCTGCTGGACGAGGTGGATGGAGTTGCCGGATGCGTGCCAGGGGATGATGAAGAACACGCGGTCGTCAGCCATTGCGGCGATGATGTGCGTGTCGTTCATGCCGACGAGGATGTTGCCGGCCTTGTCGAGCTCGCCGTTGAGGTCGAACAGGCCCTTGAGGTGACGGCCGTCCACGTCGCGTCCGTAGGCGTCGATGCCGACCACGTCGTCGAACAGGAGGGTGACCTTCTTGCCGTCGATCTCGATGACCGGCGCGCCTTCCTTGGCGAGGTAGCGTTCGCGGGGAACATCCCTGCCGGAGATCTTCTCGATGACGGTGTCCTTGATGTCGTGGGCCAGGACCTCCTTTCCGTCGACGACCTTGATGTCCTCGGGCTTGAGTTCCGTCCATCCCTTTCCGTATCCCATGAGCGAGCCGTTGACGTAGCCTTCCATGTTCGCCACGAGGTTCACGCCCTCGAGCTGCTTGGAGTAGGACTGCAGGGCGCCGCCGAGCATCTGGAGCTGGAGCAGGTTCACGAACACGTCCGGAGCCAGGCGCTCGATGTTATCCGACCAGGACCACATACGCTGTCCGCCGCGGAGGCTCTGCTGCTGCGCGTACTTGTGCGCGCTCTTGAAGCGCTCGGTCGCCTTGCCGAGGAAGTAGTCGCGCTCCTTCGGCGTACGGGCGTTGACCGCCTTCTGGTAGAAGTTCACGGAGTTGTCCGCGCCGAGCATCATCGGGATGTCGCCCACGTCGTTGTTCGAGGCGAAGTGGATCTCCTTGCCGCCGGCCGCGCCCCTCGCCTTGCGGAGACGCTGGATGGCCGGGTACTTCTGGATGGTCTCCGCGGTGAGACGGAGGTCGAGCGCGTATTCAGGCGGGAAACCCTGGAACGTGTCATTCCAGAGTTCGTATTTCTTGCCGTCCTTGGTCGGCGCGTAGCCGTTCTTGGTCTGGCGGATGGCGAACTGCTTGATCCACTGCGTGAGCGCGGACTGCGACACTACGTCGAAGGCGGAGCGGTAACGGTTCTCGAGGAGCTGTGCTCTCTTGAGCGCGGCGCTCCGCTCCTTGCCCTTGAGCTTACCGGAGGTAACCAGCTCGGAGATGCGGTCGATCTCCGCGATGATGCTCTTGCAGTCCTTCTTCGCCTGGGCGATCTGCTTCTCGTACTTCTTGTTGTACTCCTCCTGCTCGTCAAGACGCTTCTTCCACATCCGGATCTTCTCCTGCTTCTCCTCCTCGGAGAGCGTGGACGGGTCGACGAGGTCGGAGCCCCACCTAGTCTGGCCGTTGATGGCGATGGTCGCCACGACGCCGTTGTCGATATAGCGGGAGAAGACGTAGCAGACCGGGCAGGGAACCTGGTATCCCTCCTCGATGCCGGCCATGTAGATGTCCATGACCTGGCCCGGGGTGATGCCGTAGCCGAGCTGGCGCTGCATGGCGGAGATGGCCTTGATGACCGCCTCGTTCTTCTTGCAGACGCGGGTGATGTCGAGGGAGTATTTGTACTGCTCGTCGCTGTTCGGCGCCACGGAGCGGTATACGGAGTTTTCAACCTCCCACTGCCAGAGGGCCTTGATACGGTCGACGCCTTCGAGCCCGTCCTTCGCGACGCCCTTCTGCAGGAAGGCGTTCAGCTGGTCGGCGTATGCCTGCCAGATACGCATCTCCTTCTGGGGGTCGAGGCGGGTGATCTCGCGGGCGTCCTTCATCATGTGATACATCACGGTGTTCTCGAGGCCCATGAGGTCGCGGGCCGTGATGGGATGCTCCGCGTCGAACGTGCGGCCGTCGGTCGTGACGAACGCCACGTTGCCCTTGCCGTCGTTCTCGACCACGTCGAGGCCGCCGCCGGTAACGATTGATTTCATAGAGAATCTGGTCTGTCCGTTGCTGTTTCCGTCAGTCTGCATCGCGCCTCCGACGTTGGAGCTGATCTCGTTCTTCGCCGCTGCGTCCTGCTGACCGCGCCTCGTCGTCTGGACGTAGCGCTTCATGGAGTCGGAGAGGATGATGCGGAGCGCGTCGTCGGACATGGATGCCGTGTCGGCGCCGGCCCTCTCGGCCGCGTCGGTCTCGATCTCCGCCAGGGAGAGCTCCTGACCAAGGATGCGCTTGATCCAGTCGACGAGCTTCTGGAAGATAGAGCGGTTATCGTAGAAGTCGAGGTTCTCGGAGAGTCTCGCGATGTATTCGTCTGCGGATGCGCGTCTGAGTGCCACGCCGTCGGCGGAGAGGTGGCGGTTGTACCTCATGTAGTACGCCTTGTCTCCGTCGGTCATGACCTCATCCCATACGCGGTCGCACAGCTCGTTGTACCCTTCTTCACCCAGGAGGGCGCGGAGTCCCTTGTGGGAGACGACCTCGTGGATGAACGTGGCGTCAAGCTGTGCTTCGGCGTCGATGTTCGGCATGTAGATCTCGACCATCCCGGTCCCGTCGTTGTACCATCCGGTCAGGACGCGTCCCTCGTCGAGCGCCTCCTTGGCCTGCTGGTCCGTGACTTCGTCGTATGAATTGATGACTCGGACCTTGACGCCCGTACGCTTCTGCCAGTTCTTCAGGCGCCTGGCGAGCTTGCGCTTCGCCTTATCCTCGGGCTTGGATTCTTCCGCGGCCTCCCGCTCCTGCACGGGTGCAGGTTCCGGCTCGCGGGCTATAGTTGCCTCTTCAGCGGGTGCGGGGGTCTCCTCCACGGCGGCGGGCGCCTCCTCCTGCTGTTTGCGGGCGGCGGCTGCCTGTGCCATGGCGTTCCAGAAGTCCGCGACACGCGCTGCCTCCTTCTTCGCCTGTCCCCACGCGGCGGGAGACATGTCACCCCGCTCGGGGTTGCGTGCCGCCTCGGACTGTGCGGCGCGGTCGGCTATGTACTGGTCGACGTCCTCCTCGGTGAGTCCCTCGGTGGCGTAGAGGTCGGCGATGGCGTCCGCCACCTCGACACCCGGGGCGTCGTAGATCTTCTCCCCGGTCTTCTCGTCGATCGGGATGAACGGCTCCGTGCTCTCCGGGAGCCCGGTCTCCTCCTCCTGGGCGGGGGCCTCTCCGACCACTTCGGCAGGGGTTTCCTCGACCACCTCTTCCTCCTGCTGTGCAGGGGTCTGGGCCTCCTGCATCGCGCGGGCGAAGTCCGCCTCCGGGAGTCTGGCCGTGCGGGTCACGTCCCCGTTCTCGTCGAGTAGCTCGAAGACCACGTTCCCGCCGGACGTGTCGATGACGTGCGCGTCCTGCGCCTGTCCGCCCATGACGATCGGGACCGTCCTGTCGCGGAGGTCTCCGACTCCCTCGGCCTGCTGCTGTTCGGCGGCCGGTGCGGTCTCCTGGGCCTGGGCCTCGTTCTCCTGCTTCGCGGGGTTCATCGGCAGGTCGGTGGACAGCGATCCGTCCGCCTCCTTCGCCAGGAGCGGATAGAGGCTGGTGACCGGAGCCTCGAGGTACTTCCCTCCTGGGGCCTCGAGACCCATGCGCCGTGCCACGCCCTGCAGGGCCTTGCGCTCGCCGCTGATGACGACGGTAGACCCGTCGTTGGTCATGCGCTCCACGAAGAACGGCTCGTAGACACCCTTGTGGTCGTCGACGATGACCGTGTAGCCGAGCCTGTCGTAGATCGCCTTCGCCTGGCCGTTGGGGCTCACGGTGTTCTGGGCGGTCTCGTAGACCTGGCCTCTCATCTGCTGGTACTGCTGCTGTCTCGCGCCGATGTAGTCGTCGGCGTTGAACTGCTGTGCGTTGGAGAACATGTAGGCCTTGGCGGTCTGCTCGGGGCTGTTCTCGTTCAGCCGGTACTTCACCGCGCCGTCGCCGGTCGGGGTGGATATCGTACCGGAGGGCGTGACGGTGGCGTCGCCCTGTGTGACATAGACCGTCGTCGGGCGTCCGTTCAGCATGATGCTCGCCGTGGTGACGTTGCCGTTCACCGCGAGGTTGCCGCGCACGTTCTCGCCGTACGCCTCGGACACCATGCGGGTCTGCTCGTTGTATCCGTTCTGCAGTCCCTCGACGCCGGCCTTCGCGGTCGCGTAGTTCATGAGGACCTTGGAGCGTTCGGGCTGGGTGCCCTTCATCTCGAAGGCCTCCTCGGCCAGCTGGTACGAGTCCTTGTCAGCGAGGTCCTCCTCGGTGAACCCGGACTCCAGCGCCTCTTTCCTGGCTGTAGCCTCGGCGTTGTCGAGGTCCCAGGCGTCGCGCGCGTCGGGGTTGGCGTAGTTGGAGGAGTAGGCGTTGACGACGGACATCTTCTCCTGGGAGTCCTCCCACTCGTCGTAGCGGAGGCTCATCGCGAACTCGCCCTCGAGGTAGCCCATGAGGTTCTTCGCGAAGTCCGACGGGAGCTTCCCGCCGTTGGCCTCGCGTGCCCGGTCGGCGATGTCGACGATCTTGTCCTTCACCTGCTCGGGGGTCATCTCGGGGATGTCCTTGGCGAGCTGGTCGAGCTCCTGCCGGCTGACGGCACCGCTCTCGATGAACGGGTTCAGCGCGGCGACGCCCTGGTCGTAGCGCTGCTTCATCTTGTGGTACGAGGCCATGTTCGTCGCGGCGCCGATGGCGGACATCGGCAGGAACGAAAGCGCCAGGGTGGCGAGGTTCTCTCCCGCGAAGAACTCCTTCATCGCGTCGGCGTCTCCCACGCGGTCGCCGGACATCCATCCGGTCAGCGCGTTCAGGGACGAGCCCACGACCTCCTCGAGCATCTCGTTGAACATGCCGTTGAACTTGCCCTTGTCGAGGAACTGGCCGATGCTCCCGCTGTATCCGCGGAGGGTCTTGCCGATCATCTCCTTCGGGGCCTTCTTCGTCACGCTCCGGAAGAGGGCGCGCTCGGCGTCTCCGAAGTACTCGCCGAATCCCTCGGACCAGTACTCGATGTACTGCGAGAGGAGGGAGTTGCCGAGGGCGTTCGCCTGGGTGCGGTCGAACTCGATCCGTCCGGCGGCGTCCTTCCCGGAGTACTCGGTGGCGTTGTCGCCGTACGCCTGGAGGGTGCGCGGGAACATCGCCATGGTACGTCCGGCGGAGGTGACGGCGTCGGTGGCGAGCCTCAGACCGAGGCCCGGGGTGATGGACCGGCCCTTCATGGCGAGGTCCTTCATGAACTCGGGGCCGTATCTCTTCAGCGCACGCTTGGTCGCGAGCTTGGTGGCGACCTTCGTGCCGGCCTTCTCGAGGCCTCCTGTGAGGATGAAGTCCAGCATGAACTCAGCGCTCTGCTCTGCGCCGGCTCCGGCCTTTCCCGCCACGGACACGTCGTCGGAGCGGAGGGTCTTCGCCTCGGTGTATCTCTCGAGCGCCTCGAGGAGGGCCTTCTCGCCTCCGGTCAGCCCGCTCTCCACGGCGGCGTCGATCGCGGACATCACCTGCTCGTAGGCGTTCCGGTCGCGGTCGTACGCCTCCCAGGTGGGCTTGTACTCCTCGTTGACGCGCTTGTTGTAGTCGTCGATCTTCTTCTGGAGCTCCCGGCCGTAGGACGCGGCGTTCGGGTCTCCCCGGCGGACCATGTCCTCGTAGGTCTGGTTCATCGTGTCGATCTCGGCGGAGGCGGCGGTGAGCTCCTCCTCCAGGGCCTGGAGCTTCGGCACGGCGGTCTCGACGGAGGAGAGCACCTGCTTGATGTCCGCGTCGGACATGTGCATGCTCTTGAGCGCGCCGTCGATGAGGCCGTTGTACTTGTCACCGACCTCGCGGGCCCGCTTCTCCGCGAGGCCCTTGGAGAGGCCGAACGTCAGCGAACCGCTGTCGATGTTGTTGCCGGCGTCTGCGAAGAACTGCTCGACGGGGCTGGTCTCGTCGTACTTGCTGCTCTTGTTGTACTCCTGCGCCGTGCTGGCGGAGAGCTCGTCGGCCATCTTGCGGAGCTCGTACTCCTTGTCGCGGCGTCCGATGTTGTCGTTGCCGAGCGCGGTCTTGCCGGTGGCGATCACCTCCGTCGGGGACTCCATCTCCTCGCGGTTCTTGCGCCGCTCGATGTCGTTCCTCGCGCTGGCGATGGCGTTCTCGGTCCGGCTCACCTCGCCCTCGAGGCGGGAGTACTCCTTCATGGCGTCGCTGTTCTTCGCGGCGCGGTATGCGTCGCGGTGGGCGTACAGCCAGTTGTTGTTATCCTGGACCTTCTTTGAGCCCGGGTCGAGGGAGTTCTTGTTCTCGTTCAGCCGGCGCTCGTACTCCTCGATGAGCGCGATGTCGTCCTTGATGGCCTCGCCGGCCGCCGCCTTCTGCTCTCTGAGCTCTGCGATCTCCCTGTCGAGGTTGCCTCTGGCCGGGAAGGGGTTCGGAGCGGGCTCCTGCGCCTTCTTCTTGGGGGCGGACACCGGCTCGCCGGGACCGTAGAAGGGCTTCTCCTGGGGGTTCCAGTCGGCCTGGGGGACGGCCCACTTGGAGGTCTGCTCTGCAAATGCCTGCTGGACCGGCCTCTCATTCTTGCCGGTATCGGCAACTTTCACCTGCTGAGGGGCGGCGTTCTGCTGATTGTTGCCGGTAGGGGCCGCGTACACGAATGCGCTGAAATCCTCATAGCTGTCCCCTATCCCACCGGCGTTGATGGAATGCAGGTAGTCATACACCTTCCGACGGTTGGTGTCGTTCTCCATGAACTTCTGGAACTGGTCGGAATTCTCGCCTATACCCTGTGCGCCCTGCGACGACAGGAGGTCGTATATCTTCTGGTTGTTCCCCTTGATATCAGGCATCGTGATTGTCTTTTTTCGTTAGGAATGATTCGGCTACTGGAGGTTGAGGTTGACTCCGGTGCCGGACGATCCGGCGTTTCCGCGGTAGCCGGAGTACTGTGAGCGGACGTTGTCCACCTGGTACCCCTTGCTGTCCATCCACTTGTCGAAGGAATCGTACGGCTTGCCGAGCGCGGTCTGCGTGTTGACGTATTTGTTGTACGCGTCGATCTCCTTGAGGAGGATTCTGTCCTCGACGCCCATGCCGCCGGTCCCCTTCCTGGAGACGCGGTGCGTGGCCTTGTACTCCTCGAGCGCCCGGCGCGCGTCGTCCTTCTGCTCCTGGATCTCGCGCTGGTGCTCGAACTGGCGCTCCTGCTTCTCGAGCTGGAAGTTGTACTTCCGCTCGCTGTCCTCGAGGTCCTGCTGGCGTTTCCGCTCCGCGTCTTCGAGCGCGAGCTTGCGCTTGTAGTCCTCCTCCGCGAGGTTGAACCGGTACTGGTCCTCGGCCGTCCCGATGTTCTGCAGGTCGTCCGAGGCCTTCAGAGCGCGGTTGAACGAGTCGAGGTACTGGCGGTTGTCGTACTGCTGGACCCCGCCGGTGACGCCGGAGCCCTTCCCTCCGATGCCCCAGCCGATGGGCTGGACCATGGTGGTGAGGAGGTTGCCCAGGGCGTTCCACCGGGCCATCTTCACGGCGTCGGTGCGCTGCTGTTCGGCGGCCTGCCGGCGTGACGCGAGCATCGCCTGGAACGCGTTGTCCCGGGTCTGCTTCGCCTGCTGCGTCGCGGGGCTCTCGCCGAAGATGGATGCAAACATGTTGTTGTTCATGGCGGATTCCTTTATGCTTTCATCAGACCTCCGAGGCTTCCGTTCCTGGCAGGTGCGAGCGGGGCGTAATCATACCCGGTCCCCGCGGCGGCGGCACTGGCAGCTCCAGCGGCACCGGAGCCCGCGGCACCTCCGATGGCTCCGCCCGCTCCGCTGAGCAGTCCGGAGGACATGAGGGACAGTCCGGCCTGTGCGACCTGCCCGCCCCACTGCTGCCAGTCCTGCGCGGCCTGGAGGTAGTTGCCCTGGATGGCGCTGGAGTGGCGGTCGTCGAGGGAGAGCATCTGTCCGGAGATGCGGTCGCGGCGTGCGTCCTCGTTCATGAGGAGCTGACCCTGGAGCTTGTCGAGGCTCTCGTTGTTGGCCTGTCTGGCGGCGAGCTGGTTCTCCATGGTGGCGCCCCCGGCGGCCATCCGGTTCTGGATCGCGTCGAGGTTGTCCGCGTAGTTCTGCTTCGCGGCCTTGAGGAGCGAGCTGTTCCCGACCGTGGTGAGCGGGTCGCGGTAGTACATCGAGGTGAGGTAGCTCTTTGCGTTCCGGTAGTTGCGGGTCTCCTCCTCCTTCGCCTTCCTCCTGTTCGAGGCGGAGCCGATGGCGCCGCCGGTCGCTCCCGCGGCGGCTATCCCGGCCCCTATCAATGCTATCAGCGGTATCGGCATGGTGGTTCTGTTCTAAGGGTTGTGACTGGTGTTATTCGCCGGCGTACTCGAAGTCGCCGAACGGGGCGAGCGCGTAGCTGTCGTCGCTGAGTCGGACCACGCCGCACGGGACGCCGGTGTAGTCCTGGATGGCGCCGACCATGACGCCGGTATCGTCTTCGGCGTAGGCGCCGAACTTGGAGTCCTTGATGAATTTGATGCTTTCGTTCATGGCTCTGAGATTTTCAATTTATGGCGCCAAGATACCTATAGGGAGACGACAAGTATTCACGATTCGTGAAAAGTGGAGGAAGAGTTATAGTTATGTTTGCCGGAGGAACCTGAAAACCGGGACGCCATGCAAAAAGAGCTAAAAGACCGCATCAACAAGCGCAAGATCGCTTACATCTACCTCCTCCACCGGATGTTCGGCGGGAGCCCGGCGCTCCTGCTGAAGATCATGAAGATACCGAACGTGACGGTGGGCGACATCGAGGACTGGGACCGTGACTACCGCGAGGCGGTCTACGCGACCATCGCCGAGGAGGACGCCCGGGGCGTGGAGATGCGCGACCCCAACCAGGACGTGCCCAGCATCAAGTCCATCAAGGAGAAGATGCTCCGCCAGATCGAGAAGATCATCTCCGAGACGACGGACCCCTCGCGCCTGGCGTCGGCCTACAAGGTGCTGTCGGAGTTCGAGGTGGCGGACGACAAGAAGGACAAGAGCGTCCTGGACGCGATCAACGACATCGTGAAGCCGCTCACCCCGAAGAAGAAGGAGAAGCTGACGATGCTGGAGAAGATGAAGCGCCAGGGCATGCTCCCGGACGCCCCGGTGTCGGACGAAACGGACAACGACGAATAAAACAAACGATACTATGGCAAAGGACGTATCACAGACCATACAGGACAGCCGCAGGGCGGCGATGTCCTTCCTCAACGCGGCGAAGGCGAAGGAGCAGCAGCGAAAGGGCAACGGTGCCATCGGCGCCTACAACACCGGCAGGGCCGGCGCCCGGGCGGCGGACAACTTCCTCCGGGCCGGGCGCGTCAGCGAGATCCGCAGGGCCCGGGGAAACGAGGCGCAGAACGCCTACGACCTCGCGGACCGCGTACGCACGATGACCGATGCGGAGTTCGACGAGGCGCTGAGGAGCGGCGCCATCACCCCCGAGCAGCTGCGCCAGGCGGGCGAGTACGAGTGGGACACGTACATGGGCGACGTCTGGACGGAGAACCCCGACAACGAGGACGTCCCCGAGCCCACCTACGACGAGTTCATGGCCGACCCCGCCAGGTACGGCTACGAGGAGCCGGAGGAGGACCCGCGCCACTTCGAGCGCTACAGGAGCACAGTGAGACAGAAATAAACCATCAGCCATGGCCGTCGACAACTTCATCTACCAGGGCATCAACCGCGCGATCTCCGACTACTCGGGCTCGCGGATGTGCGAGGAGCTCATCAACATGCGCCCCACGGAGGGCGGTCTCGTGCCCATCAAGCCGTTCAAGGTCAAGCTCGGCAACGTGCCGTACTCCCGCATCTACGTGCACCGCACCACGGACGGGAACAGGTACCTCGCCGTGAAGAAGGGCACCGGGAGCGTCTCGGTCATCCCCATCACCATCAACGACGAGAGCGGCACCGCCACCGAGGGGTCGGCGCTCTTCTCCATCAGCGGAATCGCGACCGGCCACGAGCAGGACGTCATCGACAACCTGCACTTCGCCGCGGCGGGGAACATCGTCCTTTTCAGCGCGTGCTACCAGGCGGCGACGGCCGCGAACTCCGTCTACGGCAACTGGTCGTTCACGTGGGTCGACCCTACGACCGGGTACACCGACACCGAGGCGGACGCCCCGGCGCTGAACGTGACGATCGACGACGGCTCCGCCTCCGTGACCGGCATGGGCGCCATGCACGTGGCGAACGTCGACACCGTGACCCGGGCGGAGATCGCCGACAACGTCGAGAGCGCGCTGAACGCCCTGCAGGAGAGCGACCCGGAGCTGTGCGTCGGCCCGACGGTCATCGCGATAGCGCTGAAGACCAAGGACGGCAACACCTTCTGGACGGACGACTTCCGCGTGTACGACCCCGTCTCGAAGTTCGGCTCCTCCTACCCTCCGACGGTGTTCGACAACACGTCGTGGTGGGGCGTCACCGTGTACGGCGCCACCTACTTCGACGACTTCTTCGACAAGTACACGTTCGGCTACGACGTCAACCGGCAGGGGGACGTCACCGTGAACGACCCGGAGCTCGTGCTGGAGTGCACGAAGGTGAAGGTGAAGGTCGGGCCGCTGAGCAGCACCGCGGGCGACCCGAACTACTGGAACAAGGACACCTCGATGATCAAGAGCGTGGAGGTCTACTGCTCGAAGCCCATCCCGTACGTCGACCCGGAGACCGCCTACGACGGCAAGGACCCCTTCGGCTATCCGACCCTCCTGGCGAAGCGGGACTACGCGAAGATGGACCTCGACTCCGTCCTCCTCTACCACCAGGCGTCGATCCCGATGGAGCGTCTCCTGGAGGGCCAGCAGTCGGTGCAGCTGCGCTTCGGCGGGAACGTCCAGACGGCGTCGGAGACCCTGCGCGTCGACGCCGGCGCCCTGAAGCGCTACGGCAGGCTCCTGAGCTACAACGCCCGGTTCCACTACTTCGACTCCGTCTCCATGACGGAGGTGGGAATCCCGCGGTTCAGCGGGCTGCACGCGCACGCCTTCTCCTCGTCCGCCACCTACGTCTTCGTCCGGTGGACCGACGAGAGCGGCAACCGTCTCCTGTACGTCGACTCGATCTCCGGTGCCGGCTACATAGGCGCGGACCTCACGATCGCCCCGTCGGTGAACATAACCGAGGTGATCCTGTACAGCAAGTACACCAGGGACAACCACGCGATGTACAGCGACTACTCCTGCCGCGTGCGCCCCTCCTCGGCGTACAACTACGCCATCGGCACGGAGGCCGACTGGACGGGCACCACGGGATCGGGCGTCAAGTCCGAGTACGAGGCGCTGATAACGGCCGACCCGGCCCCGGTCATCCAGACCCAGGAGACCGACGCGATCAACGTCACGGAGCAGTACAACCCCTTCGTCTTCCGCGTGGAGCACAGCTACAAGGCCCCGGGCAACGTCATCGACGTACAGCCGCAGATGGCGGGCCTCACCGACGCGTCGTACGGCCGCGACCCCCTGAACGTCTTCACCGAGCGCGGCCTCTACGCCCTCACCCAGGGGTCGGCCGACGTCCTCTACGGGGCGTTCCTCCCGGTCTCGAACCTCGTGGGACAGCGGGGCGGCGTCCCCGTCGAGATGGGCACGTTCTTCCTCGCCGACGGCTCCCTCTGGCTGGTCTCCGGCCGCAAGGTCACCCTCGTCAGCGACGCCCTCTCCCTCGGGCCACACAAGTACGTGCGCGCCTGCACCGGCTACAAGCAGATCTCCGGCGTGGACGAGGACTACTCACCCGCCCCCGGCGTCACGCCGATCTACGACGCGTCCCCCTACCTCTCCCAGGTGGACTTCGACACGTTCTCCCGCGGGGGCAGGCTCGGGTACAACCGCTTCCGCATGGAGCTCTTCGTCTCCAACCCCGCCTACGACTACACCTACGTCCTCTCCCTCAAGCACCGCCAGTGGTTCAAGCTCTCCCAGCAGCTGTGGCAGGACGAGGCCTCCTCGGAGCTGGCGAACACCCTCTCCCCGGTCACCGCGGGCAACATGCGCGTCCTCGACCTCGCGAACGAGTCCCTGTACAGCACCGTGCCCCTCCTCATCCACATGCAGTCACGCCCCTTCTCCATGGGCTACCAGTACAGCCACATACACCGGATCGTAGCGATGACCCGCGCCATGCTCGCCTCCGCGAACAACAAGCTCGCCGCCGCCCTCTACGGAAGCGACGACCTACAGAACTGGAGCCTCCTCGCCTTCGCCAAACGAAGCGGCAAGACCGAGTACGACCCCCAGAGCGAGGAGCTCGTCGACACACCCCTGTACATCTCACAGATACGCACCTCCTCCTCCGCACGATCCTGGCGCTACTACACCGTCTGCCTCGGAGGGCTCATCCCCGTCGACGCGGACTTCCACACGGACATCGGACCCGTCCTCGTGGACTACGCCCCCGTCGTCCGGAGACTCGGATAAACAACACACAACAACCAGCCATGCCATCCATCGACCAGGAAATACAGCAGTCCCGCAAGGCGGCCTCCCAGCTCTCCCTCTCCCCCGAGCAGCGGGAGCTCATCAGACGGGCCTCCGCCTCCCCCGCGGACTTCATGAACAGGCTCCGCACCAAGGACAGGCGCCGGATCGACAACCCCGACGGCTCACACTCCACCCATCTCATGGGGTGGGAGTACGACCCCGACGACCGCTCCAAAGCCATCGTCTTCCCCGAGATACAGCCCGACGAGAAAGGCAACCTCCGCAACTACGGACGCGACGCCCTCAGCCGCGCCGTCTCACGCAAGGACACACTCTCCACCACACCCGAACTCGCCGACTGGTTCACCCGCAACTACAAGACCTTCTTCCCCGTAGACTGACACACACCAACCCCATGTTCCGCACACCCAAGAACAAATACAACGCAAAGAAAGTCACCATCTGCGGAATCGACTTCGACTCCAAGAAGGAAGGAATGCGCTACCTCCTCCTCAAGGACATGGAACGACAGGGCGAGATACACGACCTCAGACTCCAGGTCCCCTTCGAACTACTCCCGCCCATCTACCGAGAAGAAACAGTCCAGCTCAAAACCAAAACCAAGACAGTCACCAAGCTCGTCCAGCGGGCCGTACACTACGTCGCCGACTTCGTCTACACAGACAGACAAGGCATCCAGCACGTCGAAGACACCAAAGGACTCCGACTCCCGGACTACATCCTCAAAAAGAAAATGATGCTCGCACTCCTCAACATCGAAATCACCGAAATCTAACATACCCAAAAGGGGCCGGACAACTCTGCATCCAGATTCCATAGGTCTTTCAAAAGTTCAATGTTCGATTCGTAATCAACCGGCCCCCTTCTTCAGTTTTCATTATCATCCAACTATTGGTTCAGCCCCCACGGTCGTGACGATCCTGGGGGCTTTCTTCTTTTCACGTCGTGTGAAATAAGCCATAGTACGGTTCTAAGACCAAAACTCAAGCAAAATGACTACTACCCCCACCCACCCACGCAAAATTCATCACAGCCAAAATACGACCCCAAAGAATCGATCCTGCAAACCAACACCACAACACACTTTCCGAGAATCTTGGCAAATCCACGGAATCAAATCCTGAGAATTCCAAAAACAAACGGATCGGAGATATTTTGAAAAAGGTCCACGACAACGGTCGAACATGTTTTGAACTTTACCCATATTTAGCTTTTGATTTTTAGTGGTGGGCGGATATGGAGTTCCTTTTCGACTTGCCCGTACCCCCGGCTCACTCCCCCAGGGGCTCCCCTCCCGTGCACCTGTTCCATCACATTCCCGGACCTATTCGATGTCGATGTTCGCAACTGGAATGCAACTCCGGACATAATCGCCGGCAGAACATTCCCGGAGGAACTTTCCAACATGCTTAAAGAGCAGACCCTCGGTAGTTGGATACCTGGGGACCCATCTATTGGACCGACCTATGGACCCCACCTATGGACACGACCCCTGCCTCACACACGCATGCCCGGACCTTGGGGATATCTTTTGGAGTGTTTCCCTCCTATTGATACACAGCCAGTTAGCATATGAATGTACCGAGTTATGGCACAAGATACATGGGATAGAGAATTGTCATTGCATATATGAAGACTAAGTAGATGAGGAGAGTAATCCTACTGCTTGTGCCATGATTTGGTACAAGTGTGATAGTACATTTGTAGTTGTTAGTATTTGATTCGGAGAGAGAGTTAGTTCCCATAGATATAAGTACTATCATATAGGAGAAAGATAAGAGAGAGAAGTACTACCACTATAGTACTACTATTCTTTCAGAGAAAGAAGTCCCCAAGAAAGAGAGTTTTCCTTTCTTCTCTTCTTCTCCTCCGAAAGAGAGAGAGGTTCCGGGATGACGGGTTGATGGTGTTGGTCCAGGGGCTGGTGGGAGTTTTCACGGATTGTGAAAAGATTGTTCCGGGGATGATGCGGGATTTCGAGGGGTTTTCCGGTGTTCCTGGCTGTCAGAAACGAAACCCATCGAAACACTTTGTAATATATCTACGATATATTAGGAAAAATCTTCACGTCTTGTTTTGTTTTTGGTGTTGCACGATTCAAAAATAATCCCGTACTTTGCCCTCGGAAGTTCACCGATTGTGAAACTTTCGACGACAAGTTCAATCTCAATACTGCTTCGGTCTGCGACCCCAAGGGAAATGGTGTTAGGGCACCCTGCATGGAGGCAACGTTAGGCGTAGGACCGATAATAGAGGTAGGGAGGGCGAACGAATCGAGCCAAGATTCAGAGTTCATTGTCAACATAGGATGAGAGAAGCGGGCCGGGAGAGGCCGGGCGACACCACGTGAGTAGGCCGTCATATACGCATCCATCCGATTCATGAGAGGTTTTAGTACAAATCCCGGGGTCCGGAGACGGGCCCCTGGGTTCCGATTCATCAACAACTAAACACCGCACATCATGAAGAACTACAGAAAGAACGACGCCAACACGAAGGTCCGTATCATCAAGCCCATCCTGGACGACTGGAACGACTGCATCACCGACACCTGGATGGTGGAGAAGGACCAGTACTGCGAAGGGCACGTCATCGTCCGCCGTAAGGCCGTCGGTCCGGGTAGCAAGAGTAGCCTCCACGGGAACCTGGCCCATGAACTGGCCTGCATCTGTGAGGCCTACGACTGGTGCTGGGCCATCTACCACGACGCCGAGAAGGGCATCCACATCATGCTCTAATCCACTGGTCCGGCCGGGTGATTCCGACCGGGTTCGCCAACCTACTAAACACATCTCATTATGGCAAACGACACTATCTTGAAGGAGGGCATGATTCTCTCCGGGACCCGGGGCTATTCGATGATTATCCCCTGCTTCTACAAAGTGACCAAGGTGACCCCTACGGGGTGCAAGGTCGTGGAACTGGACAAGTACGTGACCCGGTCCGCCGACGGAGGCTACAACCAGCAGTGCTACGAGAAGCCCAAGACCATCGGCGTCCGCCGTGGGGCGAAGGAGCAGATGGCCCGCTCCTGGGGCGACGGGGAATGGAAGATAGGCTCCAGCAGGAACTACACCGCCACCTACGTCCGGATATGGGACGGCCAGGAGGTCTACGCCGACTACTGCGACTGAGCAGGACACACTCACGGAGGGGGCGGGGTGACACCTTCCCCTTACCGCCAAACCACTAAAACACCACTATCATGAGTCAAGTTTATTCCATCAGCCTCAAGTTCGAATTCCTTTCCATCGAATGTGCGAAGGACGCCCTCCAGCGCAGGATTGCCAAGGGCCGTGAGGAACGTGTCAACTACTCCCTGGACCACTACAAGGGAGACGTCGGCCTGGACCTGGACAACGTCCACGACCTGGTCCGCCTCTTCTTCGGTGGATGGGACGCCAATCTCCGTGAGGGGCTGGAGCCCGGATGGCTACACGCCGGGTTCAACGCATCCTACGGATGGGAGGACGTGATGATGACTGCCTTCGAGGACATCGCCCCCTTCCTGGACGATGGTTCCGAGATAGTCATCGACGTGGATGAGGGAGTCGACCACGGCGTCGTCAAGGACGGCTCTGCGGTGTGGCTGAAGTAAGACCCCGGGCCCTATGCGGTTGACCCCGCTCCGGCCCGCCAATGTTCAACCCCTAAAACCATCAAGTCATGAAGAAGTTCATCATCACCATCGCCGTCATCGCCATGTCCGTCCTCTGCGCCTCCGCCCAGGAGCGTCACGGGGAGGTCCGTTTCCAGGTCAAGGACGGGAACACGTTCGTTCAGAAGAAGGGCACCCGCTCCTCCTCGAGCGACCGGGCCACGTCCTACAAGTGGGAGGACACGAAGGGCAACGTCTACCCCATCTACCTGCACACCTACACCAAGGGTGAGAAGGCCGGCCGGACGACCTGCTACGTGGTGAAGACCTCCGCCAAGACCGGGAAGGAGTACAAGTACTACATCCCGGACGGGGAGGCCGTGGCCCAGGACATCCTCCAGCGGGAGTCCATCTGAAACCAGTCCCGGCGGGCTTGACCGCCTACACCGGGACCTAAAGTATCACTTTAAGTACCAAGCATCATGAGCAACACGAGACCCCTCTACGTCATCGCACGTGAAATCCGCAAGGACTGGACCAAGCCGTACTTCGGTGCGGTCCCCTACCTGGACGCCATGTCCCAACTCGATTCCATCGACGACAGCTACTTCTTCGACTCCGCCCGTTCGGTGGTCCTCTACTTCCTGGCGAACGCCGGGACCTGGAGGGGAGACACCGCCAAGAGGGTGAAGGCCGAACTGAAGGCGATGGCAAAAACCAAGTAGCCATGCTCTACTTCATCATCCCTGCGCTCCTCTTCAGCGCACTCCTGGACTCCTGGGACGATTAGTCCCGCTCTCTTGCTCCGGTGGTCCTGACCGACTACACCGGGGCCCATGTACAACCAAAAAAACCATCTGCCATGAAGAAGAACCACAACTCCGAGAACGAATTCGCCAAGGGACCCTACACCTACGAGGTGTGCCCTCACTGCGGTGAGGAGGTCGAACTGAGGAACGAACTGATGGTGCAGACCTGCCCTCACTGCGGGAAGCGCATCGTCACATGCTCCATGTGCCGGGCCTGCGTGGAGTGCGAGGAACACTATTGCGTTAATTGTTGCCTTTGCTACCAAGCCGATAAGGAGAACCAGGAGAAGGGACGCCTGCCGGTCGACGAGATTGAGGACATCCTGGACCTCTTCAACCGCTCCGACGTGGAGGACATCAACTTCCTCTACCATCCCAACAAGCCAACCATCCAGGAGTCCGGAATCCGGTACGAAATCGTGTCCATCACCCCTTACCCGGACGACACGCAGGTCGGCCTGGACGTCATCAAGGCGCAGGGCTGGGGCACCGACCACTTCGACCTGGACTGCACCTGGAGGAGGACGACGATTTCACGCATCAAGCGGATAGTCGAGGACTACCTCCGGAAGCAGGGACTCATCTGACCCAGTGGCGGGACGGGCTGATAACCCTCCCCGCTACCCAAGTATGTCAAACCTCTAAAAACCAAGCACTATGTACGCATTAGTTTGCACCCAGCAGAACCACGTCGGCCCCATCTTCGTGAAGGTATCCGCCGACAAGGACGAACTGAGCCGGGCCATGGCCACGGACTACACCGAGAAGATGGAGGAACTCGTTTCCGCCGGCTTCGAGAGGCCCCTGCTCGAGAAGTGGAGCCACCTGGACAAGGAGGACGCCTACATCGGCTCCGGCGCCAGGGAACTGGCCGTCTACACCATCGTGGAGGCGGAGTACACCAAGTCCTTCGCCACGGACCGCAGGACGAGCCTCCTGGGCGAGACCATCCAGGACATCACGCTCTTCGCATGGCCGATAGTGTGGGCGGACAACAAGTACGACCAGGACAGCCGGGAGGTCCTCATAGAACTCCGTGGCTGGGCCAGCGAGTTCGAGGAGTGGTGGTACAACCTGGACCAGGAGTCCAAGGACAAGACCGACTACCTCGAGGAGGTCGAGAAGTTCGCCACCAGGAAGGCCCAGGACTACGTCTACGGCAAGATCGAGAGCCTGGTCGTCGGCACGTTCGGCCACGAGGCCCTGGAGGCGTTCAAGGGCCACATCGAGCGTGAGTACGTCAACGCCTAACCACGGGAGGGGGTCCCTGGCCGGACCTCCGCCTGCCAATCATCACTAAAACACTACGCATCATGAAGACTGACATCACCAAGTACGTCAAGGAGGGTAAGACTCTCTACGACCTTATCTGCACCTACACCAGGGAATACGTCAACGCCGAGGAGGCCTACGCCCTCTACGACTTGAAGAACCGGAAGGACTTCAAGTTCTTCGTGGACATGCACGGGCTCCGGAAGGCTCTCCGCTACCGGAAGCAGAACCGCTACTGGTGGAACGGGTTCAACTACGAGAGGACCGGCCCAGTGGCGGAGGACGAGGAGGGCATGAAGGCGTTCATCAATGACGAAATCCTCGACGCCATCCAGGACGACAAGGACAAGGGCTGGGACATCAGCTACTGGGGCGAAGTTCTGGACTTGAAGGCCATCCGGCCTCTCCTTCACTAAGCGACACGGGGACCGGTGCTTGACCGCACCCCTCCCTGCCAATGTACAACCTCAAATACCGAACATCATGAATAAGACACTGCAAGACATTCTCGAGGACTGGTTCACCGATAAGCCGGAACCCATTGCGGAGATGGAGTTGGAGGACCTCCTTCACGACCTCGAAGAGGCCGGAGCATTCCGTGGCCCCGTCCGTGGGGCGAAGGACATCATGGACAACCTCAAAAACGCATAGCCATGAGACAGCTGAAGAACTGCAAGGTGGGACACTTCGTGAGATACGAGGGCGTCCTCTGCCAGGTGAACTGCTTCTACACCAACTGGCGTGGGAAGCAGTGCACCCTCATCCAGGTCGGCGGGCCCAGCGAAAGCAAGCGCATGTTCACCCCGGACGCCACCGAGAAGGTCGAGTACCTGGGCGACCATGCCACCGACGAGCACGGGACCTTTTGGGTCGTCCGCCGGCGTGACCCGGTAGAAGAGTTCAACCGGATCTGGGGAACTCGATAGCCTTTGGGCGTGGCCCCTTGACCGGGACCTCGTCCGCTAATGTTCAACCAAAACCGATTCATCATGAGTAAGAGAAAGACATCATTCGAGTGGCCGGAGGGCTACGTATCCTACGAGACCTACACGAGCCTCAAGGAGGAGCGTGAGGAGGCCGTCGCAACCAAGGACTGGGCCCGCTACCATATGCTGGACGAGGCCCTGGAGACCTGCAAGGTCATCCCGGACGTCGGCGTCCCGGGCACGGTCCACTACTACACGGACTCCTGCTCCGGCCACGTCGAGCACATCATCACTCCGAAGAAGATTGTCTTCCAGGAGACGGGCATCTACCACTCCACGTACACGTTCACTCTCCGGAGGAACGGCAGGTGGGTGAAGGAGGGCGAGAAGTCACGTGACGGGCTCATCCTCTCCCTGGGCCGGGCGCACGACTACCGGTGCCTGGAAATCTGAGACACGTCCCGGCCCGCTTGGGTGCCGGACCGGGGCGCCAGTTAAACCAAAACTTCAAGTGAACCATGGTATACGTCTGCTACCACTACAACAACGGAGTCTCCAAGCGGGGCTCCCACGTCAAGCCTTTCCCCACCAGGAGCCAAGCACGTCGCTGGATCGACTACATGTCCAGGACCTATCCGAAGTTCCAGTTGGACGAGGTGTTCGAAGGATGTTAAACCAAAAAAACCTATCTATCCATGAGCAAGAAAGAGTATTTCGATGCCGCCTGCCAGCACATCAAGGACCTCGGCTTCCGTGTCTTCGTGAACGAGAACAAGCCGGGCCATCCGTCCTACTACTACGGCTACTTCTCCGACGGCAAGAACGTCGGCTACTTCCAGTTGGGCTACTTCTTCGGCGTCCGCTGGAGTACGGTCAACGGACCGGGTTCCCACGGATGCGGGACCGGATTCTCCTGCGAGGACGAGGGCGTTGAGTACTACAAGTTGACCCGCCCCATGCTCGAGCAGGCGTTCGTGTCGTTCCCGTCCTGGTATCGTCCGGAGAAGAACGACAAGGTCGTCAAGTACCGGGACCTGGACCATTTCCTCTCCTGCCGGAAGGAAACCTACTGGAGCAACCTGGTCGAAATCTGAGCCAATCCCGGGCGGGGTGATACCTTCCCGGGGTTCCAATGTTGAACCTAAAAAACCAATCATCATGAACGTAAGAGAACTCAACCGAGAGCAGTTGCTCGAACTCAAGGAGCGGTACATCATTGACTGGTATGCCGCTAACAACCGCACCCCTTCCTGGAGCGAGATGGCGAACGCCGAGACCATCGTGGCCGACTACGCCGTCTTCGATTACTTCGACGGGATCGATTTCGTCCCGGAGGACTTCTCATGCAGTTCGAAGTAATTCACTATCTTTGCGACATGAAAGACTCCATCGTGAACCTGCTGTCGGACCTCGTCTACCTCACCCTCTCCCCCCGGCGTTACGACACGCCGACGGGGACGGGCGACGAGCACTGGCGGGGCGTCATCCGTCGCTACGGCAACGCCGAGAAGCGCATCCAGTGCGGTTGCTCGCCCTGGTACGTCATCGAGTACAAGGACGGCCACAAGGAACTGGCCTACCTGCGTGTCCTGCAGAACGGGCTCCTCAGCGGGCTGGCCCCGGCCATATACCGGGGATTCATCCCCCGCCGTGTGACCCTCCTGCAGTTCGACAATGTCGAGAGGATAAGACTTGCATTCTAAGACCATGGGAAGACCCAAGAAGAAGATCGAGATGCGTGGCGGTCGCCGGGAGGGCGCCGGACGCAAGCCCTGGGTGGAGGAGCCCAGGAAGGAGAACGTCACCTTCCGTGTGAGCGAACGGACGCTGGGGCAGATACGCCAGTTGCGTGAACTCACCCGGGAGGACGAGACCACGTTCAACCAGCTGTTCTCCCAGTGGGTGGACGACGTGGCGAAGGACTACGGGCTGGAGTGACGCTCCGGCCGGACACGAAGAAGGGCGGTCACCTCCGGGTGGTCGCCCTTTTTTTTGTGCCCTGGCGTGAACTACTCGACGACCCCGGACTCCTGGAGGAAGGCGAGTTGCTCGAAGGTGAGTTCCTCGGCACCGCAATGTGCCATGAAATCGTCCATCGGCACGGGTTTGATGTCCACCTCCACCTCACGGGAGAAAAGGGCTGAGACGGCCTCGTTTGCGTCCTTCTCGGCCTTTAGGTAGGCGTCGTGTCCGACGACCGGCTTGTCCGCCCTGCGGAAGGCCTCGACGGCGTCGAGTTCGTCGGCCCAGTCGGACTGGAACTTGTCGACGAGCACCTTTCGGTCCGCCTCGGTCTCCTTGGCGTGCCTCCGGAGGAGCAGGTAGTCGTTCACGAGGGTGGACTTGACCCGCTTGTCCGTGATCTTGTTGAGTTTCATGCCCGCCAGGATGCTGACGAGCATGTCGACGTTCGCTATGGTCATGCGCTACTTCTCCCCCTTCTCCTCCTTGGAGTAGTCCTTGTAGACCTTGTACGTGACGATGCCGGCGCCGATGACGGCGATGATGCCGGTGACAATGTAGAAGGCCTTGCCGTCGTTGAATGCGCTGACGGCGGTGAAGAGGGTCGCCACTGCCCAGAGGGCGGTGGGGATGATCTTGGTGACGAAGTCCTTGGTGGCCTTCTTCTGCTTGGCGAGGGCTTCCTCGGCCTGCTGGTTGAATGTTTCCTGGGTTTCCTTTTTCATGGGTGCAGAGTTTATTGGTTTGGTATGGATGACTATGTCGTGAGGGTCAGCAGGAGTACGTTCTGACCGAAGACGTCGAGGATGTCCTGGACCGAACTCTCGATGCGGTAGTTCCGGTGCTCGAGTGTGAGCGGGTCGAGGTAGAACGGGGTCTCACTGCCGAACTGGACCTCGATGCTGACGAGGGACTCCATCACGTCGTCGACCATGATGGGCGACCCGGTGGAGTCGAAGACCGGTATGTCGATGAAGATCGGCGTGGACGAGGAGGTGCCCCTGCTCACGTTGAACGTGCCGGTGGCGTAGTGCGATGTCCCGTGCACGCCCTGGTACACGCCGGTGATGGTGGTCGTCACCTTCACCTGGAAGGTCGACGGCAGGGTGCTGGGGAGGTCCGCCGGCACGTAGGCCAGCATGTGCATGCTCGTGGCCGTCAGCAGGTACGCCGACTGGTACGCCGTGTAGGTTATCTGAATGCCCTGGGTCGTCCCGGTGATGCCGGAGACGTACTGGTTCCACCAGAAGCGTATCTCTGCGGCGGGGTTGGTGATTTCGAACGTGCTCGGCACCCGGACCGGGGCGTAGATGAAGTGTGCGTTGGCCTCCTGGGTGATGTTGTTCACGGCGTAGATGCCGAGGTACGCCTCGCATGTGCCGACCGTGGTCGGTTGGATCTCGAGGGAGAAGAATCCGATGTTGAGGTCGCCGTTCGGAGAGCCGACGGCGTACTTGGTCGATCCGTGGAGGGTCGTCATGATGGGTATCACGGAGACGGCGCCGTTCTGTCCCGGGATCTTGGCGAACAGCCCCCAGTACCAGGTGTGCGTGCTCGTCTTCCCGTCGTAGACCGCCAGGTCGGTGAAGGCGATCTGCTGGGCGGTGTAGTACCAGGTGACGGCGAAGTCCTGCCATCCCACGGGGGTGTCGGCGTTGGGGTAGATTCCGCACGTGAACAGCCGGAACGGGGACAGCGAGCCCATGTTGTATCCGTTCGATCCGAGCGAGTCCTCGTTGGCGAAGTCCAGGAAGCGGAACGGGGATGTCCCTATCACGCCAGTGGGCTTGACGTAGTTCCAGTCCTGCCCGTTTGCGCTTGCGGCCGCGAACGCCCTCTCCTTGGAGTTCTGATACAGCGAGCCGGTGTTCCCGGCGACGGTCTCGTCCACGAGGAAGCCCTGGTTCGCCGTCTTACGCACCGCACTCGTCATGCCGGAGAGCGCCGTGTGCACGATGGGTTTCCACTTCGCCCACTTGTTGATGCTCCCGTCCCGGATGAGCCCGCCGATGTCGCTCTTCGTCGACCGGACGGCCTGCTGGATGTCGGCTATGCACACGCCACCATGCGGGGTGGTGTTGGTGTTGACGTAGATTATTCCGTTGTTGTATGCCATGGCGGGTTCTACTGGTAGATCAAGGTCGTTCCGAGGTACACCTTAGTGACGCTTCCACCGCTGGCGCTGATGGCGTAGAGCGTGGCGGGGTCCTTGGCCTGGAGCGCATTGTACTCGGCCTGGGTGCAGTTCACGTACTGTACCGGTCGCTGGACGTCGCCCACGCCTCCGGACGCCACGGGGCCGTCAGCGTAGAAGCCCACGGCCACGCCTCCGTCGGTTCCGGACACGTGGAGCGCCTTGCTCGTGGAGTCGTAGGAGAGGACGGCGCTTCCGACGGAGATGGTCTCCACGGAGAGGCTCCCGGAGAGGTTGGCGTTCACGCCGTAGATGGTATTCCACCGCTGGTTGGAGGAACTGCCTCCGAGGTCCAGGCCGGTCATGTAGTTGGGTATGAGTTTCGATCCGACGACCACGACTCCGTTCTGCACCGAGAGGATGTTCACCTGGTCCCCGTTGGCGTCGCACGCACGGAGGTTCACGGTGGTCCCGTATCCGTTGAAGGACCGCTCTGCCCTGGAGCCGAAGCCGAACATCGTCATACCGCTCTGCGTGAGGTCGATCATGTCCTTGCCGGCGACGGAGACCGTACCTCCGACGGATATGTTGTTCGTGAACGCCGTGTTCACCGAGAAGGTCTTCGATCCCGTGATGGTCTGCGTCCCGTCCAGGGTGACGTAGTTCGCCAGCGACTGGTGGGAGGTTATGACGGTCCCCAGGTCGACGACACCGCTGGTGCCCTTCGAGGCCCCGTTCATCGTGATGCCGGTGATGGTTCCGATGTTCGAGGTCTTGGAGTCCCAGTTCGTGATGTCCTGGGGCGTGATGCTGTATGCGGCCGATGCCGTGAAGATCGGATCGGACTCGGAGGAGACGCCACCGCCGGCGGAGTAGCCGTTCACGCAGAGGATGTACTGCGTCCCGTTCAGCGTGAGGCCGACGGTCTTCGCCGTGTCGTTGTACGTGCCCCACACGAGGCCGTCCTTGATGTGCGTCGTGACGCCGTCGATCGAGATGTCGAACAGCGTCGATCCGGTCGTCTTTACGTTGGAGACGGACACGGAGGACCCACCGCTGGAGCCGGAGCCGACGCCACCGGCCGCAAGCCAGCCGGGGACCCAGAGGTTCGAGTATCCCTCCTTCAGCGTGACGTTGCCGTCGACGAGCCGGAAGAACGACTCGTTCTCCAGGACCGTGACCCTGGAGGACAGCGACTGGAACTCGTCCCTGGTGACGTAGTTGGTCAGGTCGACGTTTCCCATGCCGGCGATGGAGATTCCGCCTCCGGAGAGGGTTCGTCCGATGCCCTTGATGGCGTCGATCAGCTGGACCTCGTACTGGTTGAAGTCGGACTTGTTGATGGCCGATGACGTGCCGTACGTGCCACCGAGCGCCCGGTTCACGGCCCGGACGGCGTCGATTATTTGGGTTTCGTATGACCTGGAGTCCCTAATCATCTTCCACGGAATTTACACCGCAAGGTAGGGTTATAGTGATTCCCATGCTTCACGATTCGTGAAAGAAAAGCGTGACCCTGGTGTGGATCACGCTCTTCTATGGATCTGGCACGTACTCGGCGATCGTACACTTGTTCAAAGAACTGGTTCGCCTTTCCGCACCATTAAGTCAGTCAATTAGGGC